CTTCCGATCTTAAAGTACAATTAGACAATTATTTAGGTCATGCATTTGAATTAGATAATTGGACATTAACTAAAGTATTAGATGACATATTAATGTGCCAGTACATTGATGTTAATGATGATGGTACAGAAATACTTAGAGGTAGTATTTGGGTTCCAATTAATACAGTAAATTTTGCTTGGAGGTTAGCTAAAGTTATTCTTGCTGGACCTGATTGTAAAACTGTCACAAAGGGTGATATAATTGTGTTCCCAAATGATAAAGGAATCAAGGTAGCTAATCTTAATGATTTAAAACACATTGTATTCTTAAACGAATCAAGAATCTTTGGTGTATGTGAATCAAAAAATGCACCCAAAGAAGAAATAAAAGTTAAGAAAAAACCAATTAGATTATAATGGCAATAAGTGTACAAGGATTAATTGCGTTGTGTCAAAAAAACGTAGTGGAATTAAAATTCGTAAGAAGAACAAAATTCAGAATACCTCCAACTCGTCGTATGCTTTGCACTTTAAATGAAAGATTATTAAATTCAGCAGAAGGTAAAAAGATTTTAAAATTTAAACCACCATTACACCCACCGCCATATAATGCAGCAGCAAAGGGTTTAGCAACAGTTTGGGATATATTAATGCAAGATTGGAGAAACGTATCAACAGAATCAGTTGAAGTGGTATCAATAGTAGACATAGTACCTCAGAAAAAGTTTTGGGAATTTTTTGATGGAGTATTAAAACACTTTACACCTGCTCAAAAGAAATCTTTCATGGAAAAATAAAATGACAATACATGGAACAGAAATAGAAAAAGCTTGTAAATTTTTATTACAAAAAAATGTTGTAATGGATATTAAGAATAAAGTTCTTAAGCAAGGCAAAATTATATTATTTTACCAACGTAATTTTTATATTACATTTGTAATTGATACTGAAAAAAAAGCAAAAGAAAAAGTAGAAATACCAATTCCATATGGTGTAGAATTTCACGAAAAAGAAAATTTAATATATTTTGATTATAGAATTAAAACTTTATCAAAACATGCACCTGAAATTGAAACAAATTTAATAGTTTATCCAAAAAAGATTGCAGGAAATAAATTTTGGGATAGTATATTACTGATAAACGCAACACAATAACATGAAACAAATATATAGTGCATTTTCTGGTACATTTTATGAAATTCCTGAAAAAGATATAAATTTATTAGATATTGGTCAAATAGTTTTAAAATCAAAACCATCAAATTGTAAAACATGCATGGGTAGAGGTCATATTGGTCGAGATATTAATAGTTATGCATATGAAATTTGTAATTGCATTAAAAAGAAAGTAGATTTTGATTTTCTTAGAAATTTAATTCCAAATAATAATGCTAGTTAATATCCATTTGCCTAATAAGTAGGTATGGATGAAGAATTATACATTTGGTTTTGAAGCACAAACATTATTAGAGCAATTTATTGGTGCTTTTAATGACGTTATTATTAAAAGATATGATCATACAAATACTTTAGTTCAACCTACAAGTGGGTTTAAAGTACTATATGTTTATTCTCCAAAACAAAGAGTTTTTAATTCTTTAAAAAATCCAGCACCGGGTGGCATGACCGTACCAGTAATAGCCGTTCACATTGGCGGTGTATCAAGAGATAATACAAGAGTTTTTAATAAAAACGAAGGATTTATAATTAGCCATACTAATGCAAACGATAATAATTTAAAACAAATACTTCAACCAGTTCCCATTAACATAACAGTTAATATGACTATTGTTACAAGATATCAACTTGATTTGGATCAAATTATAACAAACTTTGTTCCTTATTGTGATCCATATATCATTATATCTTGGAAATTACCAAATAATAGTGATTCGGATCTACCTTATGAAATAAGATCAGAAGTTTTATGGAATGGTAATATTAATATAGTATATCCTGATAATTTAGGACCAACACAACCATTTAGAATAACAGCAGATACATCATTTACAATCAAAGGATGGTTTTTTAAAAAAATGGATGAACCAATTAAGAAAATTTACACAATACAGAGTGATTTTTTTGATTCTTCAAAAGATGCACCATCATTAATTACTAGTTTTGATACTTTGTTTAACGAATAAATATAAAACTATGAATGATGAATTTTTTATTTACGCTAAACCAAAATTAATTGACGTTAATCCATATACAATAGTTTTATTAACACCAACTTTATCATCATTTCAAGTTTTAGATATCACAATTAAAGGTAATTTATTTTTACAATTAAAAAATGTATATTTAAGTGCATCAAATTCAAATATGTTTGATGGAATTACATTATTTAATCCATTTTCGGCTATTTTAAATTTATCAGCATCAAATTTACCATTTAGTGCAATCCAAATACCATCGTTTACATATCAAGATCATTATATTTCAATTACTTTACCACAAACACCAAAAACCGAAGGATATATTGATATAATTGTTGAAAACGAAGCAGGATATGGTAAACTGACAGAAGGAAGTAAAGTTCCTTTTATAAGTGCATATAATGGAGCAATCAATATACAAAAACCCTGTATCAGTGGTATTAACATAAAATACTAATAAAAATATTGATTACCTGTAATTTCGACTAAATATAAAACAATGGCTGATTTTTTTCCAACAAATAATAGACAAGCAACTGATTCGGGTAGAAGCTTTGTTTCCTCTATTCTTTCAAAACTTCCATATGTACAAAATACAGTAGAAGTTGATGTAAATAATTCAAAATACGATTTATTTGAAAGATTATCCAAGAGAAGAGAGTTAAGGTTAATGCAACAGTCGGTTATTGCTGGACCTTACATGAATAATAATGATACGTATGGTCCAAATTCATTTGGAACAAACCAAAATTATCACAAATACATTTATGCAAGTCTAGATGCTGATAAAGTTAGAAGAATAGCCGAATATAGAAGAATTGCTGCATATGCAGAAGTTAGTGATTGTTTGGATGAAATATGTGATGAATTTATTAACAAAGACGAAAATGGAAAAATTGTAAAAATAAAATTTGAAGCATTTTCAAAATTAACACCAGAACAAAAAACTGAATTAGAAAAAGAATTTTATAAATTCATAAACATTTATGAATTAGAAACAAAAGGTTGGGCATATGCTAGACAATTATTAATTGAAAGTGAAATTTTCTTTGAAAACATTATTCATGAAGAGAAAAAACATTTAGGTATTATTGGTGCATTGAGTATTCCTTCTGAATTAATAAATCCAGTATATGATAATGTTCAAAATTCAGTAATACAAAACTTTATCTTTCAAAAACCAATTAATATTGAACATAATCCTGCTGCTCCTTTATCACAGGCTACACAATCATCACCAGCAGGTGCATTACAACAACAGATAATAACTTTCCAAGGAAATCAGATATCATATGTAAATTCAGGTATGTGGAATGAAGATATGACAATAAGAATTCCATTTATTGAAAATTGTCGTAGAGCATACAAACAACTTTCATTGATTGAGGATTCTATTGTTATCTATAGAATGGTTCGTGCGCCAGAACGTCTTAAATTTAAAATTGATGTAGGTAATATGCCTCCTGCAAAAGCAGAAGCATATTTAAAACAGTTGATGCAATCGTATTGGAATAAAAAAAGTATAGATCAATCCTCACAAAGTGGGGGAGCATCAAATGTATATGATCCACAGTCAATGTTAGATTCGTATTGGTTTGCAAAAACACCAAATGGTGGTGGTTCGGATGTGGAGATGTTACCCGGTGGTGACAATCTTGGAAAACTTGATGATTTAATGTATTTTGTAAACAAATTATACAAGAGTCTTAAAGTTCCTTTGACTAGACTCAATCCAGAAGACGGTTATAAGGATGGTGCAGAAATTTTAAGAGAAGAACTTAGATTTGCAAAGTTCATTGTAAGAATGCAAATGCAATTTGCAGAAGGATTCAAAGGCTCATTCATAACACACTTAAAATTAAAAGGAATTTGGTCGGAATACAAGTTACATGAATCTCATTTTCACTTGGAATTTAATCCACCATCTAATTTCTTTGCAATTAGAAAGAATCAAGAGTTTGAATTAAAATTTAAAATATTCTCTGATATGAGTCAAAATGAATCAATATCAAAAACCTTTGCACAGAGACATTATCTTGAATATAATGATGCAAGAATCAGTGAAAACATGCAATGGTTAAGAAAAGATGCGGCTCTTAAATGGGAACTTGATCAAATCCAACAAACTGGTCCAAATTGGAGAGAACATATAGAAGCAGCAGAAAATGCAGCACAATCTACTGGTGCTGGTGGTCAATCTTCACCAATTGCAACTGGATCTACTTCAGAAATACCAGAATTTGGTAGCACAGGTGAAGAAACAGCTACAACAGGAACAGAAACCGCTGAAACCGCTATACCAGCTGCATCACCAACCGCCACTACAGGTGCTGCACCAGCGGAAACTGAAACAGTTGCATCATAAAACATTTATTCTTTAAAAAGGAATAAAAAATATAAGTATGTGTATATCTTTCACATATGGCAACCGATCCGCAATCTACTGGTAATAGTGTTAAACTTAGAAAATTAGATACAAGTGTTAATTTAAATTCTTATAATAATGGTTTTATAAATTTAAATTCAGTTGAGCCTAGTTTAGGTGTACCAACATCCGCAACATACATTAATCCACTATCAACATACTATTTTCCTGTTGTTGCAATAGCTGATAATTATGGTGATTCTAGAAAATTTACAAATAATAATACATTTGTATTAAATAATAATAATTTTGGTATTGGTACATCCAATCCAAATGAAAAATTAACAATAGTTGGTAATTTTTCCGCATCTGGTAATGCTTATTTTAATAATAGACCTTATGATTATTTAAGTAATACTAATTCAATTCAACCAACACATGATAATAACATATCATCTGGTACTTTTTCAAATATATCTGGTGGTGTTGATAACAGTGCAATTGGTTCATATAGCAATGTAGATGGTGGTGCTCATAATTGCACATTAGCAAACTATTCAAACGTTGATGGTGGAGCATTTAACAAAGCATGTGGAGATTATTCTAGTATTGATGGTGGATATAATAATACAACATGTAAAAATTATACAACTATTTCTGGTGGTTATTGTAATACCGTAAATGGAGATGATTCTGGTATATTTGGGGGTCGTAATAATTTAATTTCACATTGTAATAGTTTTACAATTGGATCTAATCTTTCATCAAGTCAAAGTGATACAACATTTGTTAATAATATATCTGCTGTTGGGTTTCTTTATGGTGATGGTAGTTGTTTAAGAAATGTTACAGCAATTTATTGTTATGGTGAAGGTACATATACAATTCAACCTGTTAAAGGCAATAATCAAACACATGGAATTCACACTAATATAGGTGGTGGTTGTAATAATATTGCATGTGGTTGCGTAACAAATATAGATGGTGGATTATCAAATACAGTTTTAGGTAATTACTCAACAATTGGTGGTGGTTTTCAAAATTGTGTACAAGCACCAAACTCAACAGTTGGTGGTGGCATTTGGAATTTTGTAAATTGCACAGGTTCAACAGTTGGTGGTGGTGGATATAACAATGCATATGGTGTTGGAACAACTGTAGCTGGTGGATTTACAAATAATGCATTTGGTTATTATAATTTTATTGGTGGTGGTCAATGTAACACCACAAGTGGATACTATTCAACAATAAGTGGTGGTTATTATAATGTTGCATATGATAATAATTCTACTGTATCTGGTGGTTATCATAATACAGCTTCTGGATATGATTCTACCGTATCTGGTGGAAACAATAATATTGCTTTTGGTAATTTTTCTAATATAGCTGGTGGTTGTAATAATAATGCTTCAGGGGAGTATAGTGCAGTTCTTGGTGGCGTAAATAATGATACAAATTATTTAGATTGTACTTTTATTGTTGGAAATAATATAACCGCAACATGCGAAAATTACACATATGTTAATAATTTAAATTCTGAACAAAAAATAATAGCATCTTGTTTAGAATCAACTGGATTTGTAAAAGGTGCTTATTTAAATGTAGGACCAATTGGTTATATTAATACATCAAA